AGCCCCTTTTTTATTTCGGCTGCTGCCCCTTAACACATATAAAAAGTAGAACCGCAGGGTCGCAGGGTCGCAGAATAAAATATAAAAAAACTTGTGTATTGTTGTGATTTACATGTTACAATTTACTTGTCTTAAAACGGAGGACAAAAGATATGAGTAATCCATTTGGTAAAACCCGCGACGCTGAGAAGCCTTATGCAATCTATAAAGGTGCTAATGGTTTTGAATGGCGTATCCTGAAAACCTACAAGAAGCCTGAGAATGAAGATAAAGACCCCTATGCGCGGTGGTTCACGTCGGCTACGTCTTTTCTCATGCCTGAAGGCGAGTACGAATACGGTGACGTATACCGTGCCGACATTCTTGATCACGGACGGCTAGTGTACGCAGAGCCTGAGTGGAAAGAGCGGTTTAATCTTTTCGGAGATTTGGCATAATAACGGAGGGGCATTCGCCCCTCTTTTTGGAGGACTAAAAATGGAACAAGCAACAGACAGAGAGATAGGTGGTTCACACTTGCAGGGCTACACTACCTCTACTTTTCAAAACATCATCGACAAACTAGGTAACCCACACTCTCAAGGTGACGCTTACAAGGTGGACGCTGAGTGGGCTTTCAAGTTTGAAGATGGCACGGTTGCCACGCTTTACAATTGGAAGAATGGCAAAAACTATTGTGGTGCTAATGGTCTCAACGTTGAGGACATCACTGAGTGGAACATCGGGGGCTTTAGCCCTGATGCAGTTTATAAGATTGAGGAGGCATTGAAATGACAACACTGACCTTTAAGAGTAAAGAGTTTCCACGCATGATGGAGTTCATGCGTAACAATGACCGTAAGATTCCTTACGGTGAAAATACCAAAGACTTTGGTTTGCACCTCGTCAAGGATGACGGTATCTATCTAATGGCAGGAACCGTCCAATCTGATTGGATGGAACACCTCAAAAAGTGTCACGTTATCTACGCTCAAGGTTATTCACCTAAGACAAAAGACCTTTGGGAAAAGTGTCGTGATGCCGTAGGTGGCGATGATTTCGCGGAGTGGATACCGCTCAATAAAGAAATGGTAGAAGCTCTTGAGAAAAATGGACATATGAAAATAAAGTTTACACCTTCGGAGATAACCACATCCGTCTACTTATAACAGTGTCCTCTGTTATGTGCCCCACTTCGGTGGGGCTTTTTTTTGCTCACTGGTACGAATCGATCCGTCAAACGGAAGCGAACTACTACACCAGTGAACAACTATCCTGGGCTCGAGTCTTCACATATATAAAAGCAGGGTCGCAGGGTCGCAGAGCCCGCAGGAGCGCAGACTTTTATAGGTGACAAGAAGCGGGCAACTGCGGATGCGGTTTAGTTAACGACATCCTGGCAGTCAGTTAGTTAGAAAAAAATCACTAGTTATTGCTTGTACCTGCTTGTAACTGTGATACAATTTATTTGTCTTAAATTGGAGGACGAAAGATGAATATTAAAAAAGAGTTGGAAAAAATATCGGGCTTACTAGCAGAAGCCCGCAACAAACTAGATGAAGTTGGTTCTGAGTTGGATGGCGAGGTCGAAAATCTTGACTATGATGTATCTGATTGGGCTAACAGTATTGAAAATGTCGAAACTGAAATTGATACCTATTTGGAGGGCGAATAATGGAGCAATACAAATATGTGTGTGATGCCGGTTGCCTAGCAATCAGAACAGAGTCGGGCACTTCTTACTATCATAACGGTTATGGTGATGCTGAGCATGACGTGTTCGTTATCACCGACGCAGAACAATTCTACGATAAAAGGTTTTGTCTTGTTAGCCATTTCGATATTTTTGAAGGCAAGACTGCCGAAGTTTTAAATTACGATTGTGGCGAAACACCGTTTATGAAAGTTCACGCAGTATGTACATTAGATGCCGGTCGTTGGTTTGTATACAGCGATAACGGTACAATGTACTTGGTTAAACAAAACTAATACGGGGGCATTACGCCCCCTTCTCTTGGAGGACTAATTATGAGTTTTGTATCAGGTGAAAAATGGTTGGCAGTAAAACTGCTAGAAAAATTTGGTGACAGTATGCCCTACGATAAAATGGTTACCAAGAAATACAAGGGCGTTAAACTGAGTTTTGCAAAGATTAAATCTGACAGTGGTAATGGTGAAGATGAGGTATTCATCATAAACAGCGAAGACTACTTTTTCCAAAATCAATAAGGAAACGAAAGCCCAAGGCAATGCCCTGGACTTTTTTCATATCTCAAAAACATAGGATTGCAGGGTCGCAGGGTCGCAGGACCGCAAGGTTTGACTACACTAGTTTTTGTGATACAATGTCTTTGGTTTTATTTGGAGGACTAAACCATGAAATCTAAAATACTTTCTCATCCGTCAAAGATGCCTTGTCCAGCTATATCGCTAGACGCTCGAGCATGCAAAACAGGATCGAAACTCGCAGAGATCGAAGGCACAGTTTGTCACGATTGCTATGCGCTCAAGGGTTTCTACCGCATGCCCAACACCAGAAACGCTATGCAAAGACGTATGGATTTTATGACCAGCTTGGAGTTCGTACCAAAGATGGTCAAAGAATTACGCCAGTTCTGCACCAATGGATACTTTCGTTGGTTCGATTCTGGCGATGTGCAAAGCGTACAAATGGCAACCAATATCTTGGAAGTTTGCCGACAGACTCCAGAGATTAAACATTGGATACCATCCAAAGAACCAGCCATTTGGAAAGATGCACTGGCTCAAACGGAACAGCCAGACAATGCCATTGTCCGCATGAGCGCGACTAAAATTGATTCGGCTGCTTCCAACAAATGGGCGCACACTTCCACAGTTCACAAGGATCGATCCCCATTCGGCCAAGCTTGTCCTGCCAGTTCACAAGGTAACAAGTGCCTCGATTGCCGAAGCTGTTGGGATACGAACGTGGCGAATGTTTCCTACAGCTTTCACTAATCCAACCACGGGAGCCTGGGCTCCCGCCTTGGGTCTCTGTTGCGAAGATCATATACAAGGGCGTAGGGTCGCAGGACTTGACACGCAGGGTCGCAGGACGCAGACTCTTAACCAGTTTCTTAGTCCTCCAAACTGAGAACCAGCCCCTCTTCGGAGGGGTTTTTTATTGGGCAAAACCTTGATAACTAAGGGCGTAGGGTCGCAGAGCTTGGTCAGCTTGATCACGGATCGCCTGGAACACGGACTCAATATCCTCGAGCCTAGAACCCTCCGTATGGAACACCCCCTCAGAGGCCAAGGTTCTCGCTTCACGGCTCTCAAATAAATATAGGCTACCCGTCCCTTGGTGCTTGGCTAAGATGAAAGAGAGACCTCCTGCGTGGCTATGTGAGGTATGCCAAGCGATTTGCTGTGGACTCAAATTCACTTTATTACTTTTGATTACCTTCAGTTCTATCCAGAACGATATTGATTCCCAAACGATATAAAGATCAGGCATCCCCGCTGAGACTCTGTTCTCTAGTCTCCAAGCGTAAGAATTTTTCGGTAGTTTCTTGCGAATCGCTGTCCAAAAATTCGCTTCCGGTCCTCGTGACATCTTTGAACTCTCCCTCAATGAACGCATGCGGATATCGTTTCTGAAGATCAGCCAACCGTCCCATGATTTCTTCTCTTGTCATATCATCGATTCGGTTTATTGTTTCTCTTCTGTCAATAGTCAATCCACCCAACGCGGATCGAATCTTTTCTGCATTGATTGCCGCAGAATATTGACCAACATCCTCCGCACCTTTTGACAACTCCGATAATCGTTTCATCTGACCAATCAAAGTCACTCCGTACTGGCGTTCTCTTTCCTCTCTCAATTCTTTTATATGTTCTACTACATGGGGATAATCTTTCCCGTTCAGTAAAACAGAGGCTGTCTTCGGAGCCACATTCACAGAAAACCCTGCCTTCCTTGCACACTCTGCATTTGAATAGATGCCCTCAACAATCAATTTACAAAACTCTCTTTGACGGTTCGTCAGCTTCCTCTCAGCCGTAACACTTTTAGTCATAACTTCTCCTATAAGGGTTTGACTAGCCAAATAATGATACAAACCTG